TATTTCTACTCCAGTATTAATCAGGAGAGAAAAAAGGATGGACTGGACGATGTTTCATGGGGTGACTTGCCACTTGGACAGGGTTTATGGTTGCCGGTCGGTACTGCTCCTCCCGAACAGGATGAAAATGTTACTGCCGCGATTGCCCAACGTATTTACCAAAAGATTCAGGAGATACAGGGAAAGAAATCAGCAGGGTATTAATAATATGGAAACTGTTCAAACAAATATAGATAAAAAATATAGAACTCAGAAATATGTCTGTACTGAGTGTGGTAGGGAAATGTTTGGTGATGAGGACTATGGATTGGTTAACGGCAGAATACATTGTATGGATTGCTATCGAATGATGTGTATCTTGATTTACGGCAAGGTATATAATTGTTAAACATAAATTAAAAAGGAGGACAAAAAATTATGGCAAAAGATGAAACGAAAGCAAAACCTAAAGTCAGTGACATCGATAAAATAATTTGTGGAGTGGTCAAAGTCGCCAAGAAAACAAAAGTCATTGATAAAGATATTGTGACAGTGATGGTTCCGATCAAGTTAACTATATTGGATCGCAAGGCTATTGCAAAGGCTGTGAAGGAAGTTGTCACTACACGACAGGTAATGGTCATCGGGAATGCCTCCTCTCTGGCTGTCGGCACGATTCGGAATCCTTTAACGAAGGCATATTGATTTGGACAAGAATGTTGAGGAGATACAAAAAGAGAAATCGATGGATGGACCATTCATCTTCAGGGTTGGTAATAAATGTGAATTAAAAAACTGTGGTTGTAAGACTCTTGACAATGCTAACTTTGATGAGATAGTCACACCATGTCATGATAAGTGTGACTGCTATATGATAAGGGATGAGTTGTTTATTCCAGAGTAAACCAATAGGAGGGCAAACCTATGGCAATAGAAAAATTTTATAAAGAAGTTCAGAAAGAAGATGAAGTATTTGAAAGAGAAAAAGTTCATAAGTATATGACTGAGTATGGAAGAGCTTTAGATTTGGTATGGGAAACTTCTATACTTGCGATATTTGAAGATATTCATGAGTTAAAAAGGCAAGTGAAAAAACAACAGAAAGAAAATCTTAAATTAATAAATGCTTTGAAGTTGAGAGGGATTATCGAAGAATACTATGAGGATATTAAAGAGTAAATGAATCTTCAAACACAACAGCTGAATACCATTCAATACGATCTAGCGGGACTTCTGGCTATGGATCTGTGCCTTGATATTCTTCTGAAAGAGAATGAGAAGCTATCTCGTAGGGAGCAGATCAGATGGTGGATGGATTTCTTTAAAGCTAATATCGGAAATGCTGAAAAGTTTCGGAAAGTATTATCGAAGATGTTTCTTGATATGGGTAAGCAGATGTTGGGGAGGATGAAAAAGAGATTTGTATACGGAGATGCTAAAGGCACTTCGTATGAGGTAATGGTAACAAAAGATCAGTTTGATAATTGGATGTTCAGCAACAGGGAGTGGACGAAAAGATTAAGAGAGGAAGGTCAAGAGTTCATGAAGGAAGTCACTGCTGAGAACGGTGCTCGGACTATGGCTCAACTTCAGACCATAGTTGGAGGTGAGCAGGCAGAGTTTATTGGTTCTTTCGCTATAGATAACCCATTGATGACCCAGTTCGTTGCAGAGAACAGTATCAAGCTTGCCAATAGCGTAATGAACTCAGCTGAGGAAAGAATTAGGAATGCTCTTGCGGTAGGGGTAGAGAATGGAGAGAGTATTACTCAGTTAAGAAATCGGGTGAAGGACCAGTTTGAAAATATGTCAGATGTTAAGGCTCGGCAGATTGCGAGAACTGAAACTACACGGGCAGCAAATGAGGGAGCCATAGAGGCATACAAACAGAGCGGGGTTGTAACAGGTAAAGAATGGGTCACCGCACTTGACGAAAGGGTTTGTTTTCCTGCTGGTACAAGAGTACAGACAAAGAATAGTTCTGTTCCTATTCAGGATATTGAAGTTGGGGACAAAGTACTTACTCATAAAGATCGTTATAGAAAAGTAATAGGTTTAAAGAGAAGTAATTTTGTTGGGAAGTTTGTGAGAATTAATTTGGGGAATTCTCGTAGAGGTAAAGGATTAACTTGTACAGCAAATCATCCCATACTTGTTAATGGAGAATGGAAGAGAGCAGATAAAATTAAGCAGGGAGATAAGATAGTTTATATAGCTCATCCTTGCAGAGAGTGTAATACTTTAATTCCTATTGATAAAAAATATTGTTCTTATTCTTGTAATGCTCAGAATTCAAATAAAGTTAGATGGTCTGATCCAAAACAGAAAGAAAAACTTGCTGAGGATAATCGAAAATATAAGAAAACAAAAAAGATGAGAAAGGCTTTTGATATAAAATGGGAAGATGAAAAATTTCAGCAAGATTTCAAAGATAAGATTTCAAAGACGAACAAAGAAGTTTATAAAAAAGGTTCCCCTTCATGGAAGATGAAAGTGAAGCAGAATAGGGAACTTGCAAAGCAACCTGATTGGGGATGGAAAAATAAAGAAAGACATGATGCTGCTTTAAAAATTGCTTTTATTAATAGAGGAAAAAATCATTTAGGCAATTCTTATCTTGAGAAAAAGGTCAGGTGGTTTTTGGAAAAGGAAAGCATAAATTTTGAACCTCAAAAATATTATAATAATGGTAAGAGGAGATTTTGGGTTGACTTTTTTCTTCCTGATTACAATATCATAATTGAGGCTGATGGTGATTATTTCCATACAGATATTAGTACTAGAAAAAGAGATAGAGAATTAAGTCAGGTTTTTACAGGACAGATATTACATTTTAAACAGAATGATATTATAAATAATTTTTCATCGTGCGCAATTAGATTAGAGGAAGCTATTGAACAACAGAGTTGCTTTATTGATATAGAAGTCAAGTCAGTAAAGAAATGGAAGGTGAGAAGGACTCAGCCGGTATATAATCTTGAGGTTGAGGAGGATCATAGTTATACGGCAAACAAGATTGTTGTTCACAATTGTCAATTCTGTCGTAAGATGGATGGTAAGGTTTTTCCTCTTGATAACCCTTTTGCAAAAGAGGGCAGTACCGTTACTGGTGATCGAGGAGGTAAACTATCGATGGACTATGGTAATGTAAATGGTCCTCCGATTCATCCATCGTGTAGGTGTACTTTGGTTCCGATGGTTGATACAGCATTGTTGGATGATATAGTTCCCTCTGGATCTGTTCCGATAGATCCTACAGCTGATTATAAAGAGCCGATGAAGATTTTTGAAACAAGGCTCAAGAAGGCAAAAGGCATAAGTGCTGCAGAAAGAAGAATATTAATAGAACAATATAAACAAGCCGATAATGAATTGCAGCAGATTGTTGCCAGAGGACCGATTCCGAAAGGGGTTAAGAGAGATTTGCCTGATAGCAAAAATTCTTATTATCACCCACAGGAAAAAGTTACTCATATGTCTCGCGTAACTGCAGACAGAACTTCAACACATGAGTATGGACATTTTCTTGATAATATGTTTTCTAAAAAACCAAATAATTTTTTTGGTACCTCCCGATCAGCATGGTTTTCTAAAACAGGAGATTTTGGAAAAGAGATAAGGAAATTAAGCAAGGAGATAGTTAAAGAGACTAAAAAGGATTTAAAAAAGTGGAAGATATATAGTCAAAATAGATTAAAACAATTAAATAAAATGTCGGATACAAAATTGAGAGATACTCTTGTGAAGATGTCCGGACAAAATGCTTTCTATGATCCTGATGCGATAAGGGTTATTGGGGAATATATAAAAGTTTTTGGAGATAAGTTTGATGATACTACGAGAAAAGGAATTAAGAAATTTATTGTCAATACCGAATATGAGGGCAGGGTAGCTATCAGAGATTTGCAAAGGAATCTTGGGATAAATGATCGTTCTGCAAAAGATATTATTTCAGCTTTATCAAAAGGTGGTCAGTCTTCTGGGCATAGTATTGAATATTGGGCTACTACTCCTTATCAAGAACCAGAAATTTTTACTCAACTTATGAGTTTAACAATAAATAATCGGGCTGAATACAATATACTTAAAAAACGATTCCCAAAATTGGTGAAGGGGTTTGAGGATAAAATAAAAGAAGCAAGAGTGATGGTAAATAAACCGATCCGAGGTGGTCAAACAGGGGTCACTGCTCCGAAACCAACTCCTTCAACAGTACTTCCCACTTCAGATATATCTCAACTTACAAGCAATGTTTCTGTTGCAGAAAATTGGGGGAAGAAAAACGCTGATGAGATTTTTAATTTAGGAAATGCTGGCAATATAGAATTTCCAGAAACTGTGACAGGTAGGGCAAAATTATTAACGGAAGCAGCAGAGGATGTTGCAGTAATGGCAGAAAAGAAAATGTTATATAAAGAATTTTCTGAGGAAGCTATTAAATCTTTTAAAAGTTGGAGTAGTGCCAGTGGTCAAGGATTGGAAACTATAGGACAAAGTCCCATTATGTCAACGGCTATGAGTTATGCAAAGACAGGTAAATTTACTTATTCAAGCGATATGGGCGTTGTAGGAATGATGTCAAATGGATCAGCAGATCAATTACTTACTATGATTAATGCTTCAAGAAAAGTAACAGATGAAGTTTTAGAATTATCTCATATAGCAGCAAGTGTTCAAAGGGAATGGTTAAAGAAACAGGGGGTAAAAGAATTTAAAGTATTTCGTGGAATGAATTCTATGAAAGCTGATGATATAGCTACAATGAAGAAAACTAAACAAATAAAAGAAATGAATGGGACTTATTGGTCGACTGATGTAAACCATGCAGGTAGGTATGCTGTGGGGGATAGTCATATACTTGTTGAAGCAACAATACCTATTGATGATGTGATGTGGTTTTATGGGGGACTTTCTACATTAGGACCAGAGTCGGGACTTGTTTCTACTGGAACAAAATTTAGAAAAATAAAAGTGTTGAGGGCATCTAAATGACAGTTAAAAATAGACGAGCTATTTTTGTGAATGGTGGTATGGCAGAATTAGCCTGTGATCATTGTAGACGTTTGAGTAAAAAAAATTGGAATAAGTGTAAGGCTTTTCCTGAAGGGATACCTCAAGATATTTTATCTGGAAGTATTGTTCATACGTTTCCTATTAAGGGGGATCATGGATTACAATTTTCTTTTATTAGTTAATGGAGGGCAAAAGCAATGGGTGAAATAATTTATGATGAAAGTTTGGATCAACTTCTCAGAATATATAGAAGGCAGTTTGGTGACATCCCAACACTTATTGGTTCTGGTCTGACCACCCAGCAGTTAAGAGATAAACTTGACAAGGCTTTCTTGACCTTCACCCCGATGGATATTGATAATGATGTGCCAAAAAATGCTGTGATATAGGAGGGCAAACCTATGGCTGGTGGTGGTGAGATAAAAGTTACGCTAGATATCGAGTCAATAGTTAAGGTGGATTGTTTTACAACTGATTGTATTTTTCAGGTTAAGGGTCCGGTGTGCCAGTGTAATTTAAAAAATATAAAAATAGATAATGGTGAATGTGAAAATTATACCCCATGTGAGAAACCGGAATGAATAGTCAAGAGAACAATAATATATATGAAATGTCTAAAAGGCTTGGGGAATATTTTGTTGAAGCTTTAAAAAAAGTAGAAATAGTAACGTGTCCCGAATGCAAACATTCTAAGGTTAAAAAAATAAATGAGCCAGCGGAAACGAGGAGATAAAGACCGACGAGATGGCAAACCATATCTTCCGAGAAATAGTTGGAAGAATGAGCATAGTAAACCACCGAAAAAGAAATGCAAGAACAAACCATTTGTTATAGAGGAGAGGATAACAAACTTCGATGAGATTGATCCTGACGATTGGTTCATAACGCTGTTTGATAGAAGTGATAAGTGGAAAAGGAGTTATCAAAAGTATAGAAGAATTGAAGATGCTACAAAGGGGTTGTTATACCTCCGAAAGAATAGAAGCACTTATTTTAATATCAGACTTGAATACAGGATAGTCGATACAAGGGAGAAAGCAGCAGCGTGAGAGATATAAATTGTTTCTTCTGTTATAACTATCGAATTGTATATAAAAGGGGTAAGGGGCAGGTGCTTTGTGCTGCTGGGAACAAAGCAAGGCTTAGTTTGAATAATAGGCTTGTCTATTGTCCTGATTATTTTATTGAATGCAACAGTTGTGGTAAGGAAGTTGAAGAGGATG